CCCGTAATCCAAGAAATCCTCACGAGGCTTAAGTCTCACGGGCTGATGCCTTCGGGAGACTGGTTCATCGATTGGGAGCCACTTTCGGCTAACGGGGCTGAACAACGTTCCAGCCGTGCACAGTCCATGGCCGACGTCAACTTCAAGTCCGGACAGTACGGCGACATTATTGTGTTTACGGACGATGAAATCCGTGAAGTCTCGGGCTTCCCACCACTCACGACAGAACAGCGTAATACACTGGCCAAGTTAAAAGCAGCCAGCGACGCAGCTAAGACAGAGCCCGACCCGACAAACGAAGACCCTGACCCTGAGGAGACTAGCGATGCCGATACTGAGTAGCCCACCAGCAACAGTTCGAGTTAACATCGCGTCTGTGGCTAATTCCATTGCCGCGTACAAGACCGTACTGAATAATCGAGACATTTGGGTCTTGCCTTCGGTGACCATGCCCGACGATATCATCATGAATGACGTCAAGTACCCTGCTGATGAGATTAAGAATTCTTTCATGTCCTTGGATCAGACGCCTGCGCCGATGGGCCACCCTCTGGTAGACGGGAAATTTGTAAGCGCGTCCCACCCCTTGGGTCTGAACCTCGCCTACGCAGGCGCTTGGAACTCCAACCCCCGTCAGAAAAATGGCCGTGTTTTCATGGACAAAATGGTGGACATTGAAGTGGCCCAACAGTCTGAGAAAGGTCGCCGCCTTCTTAATGCTATTGAACAGGGGGAGCCGATCCACACTTCTACAGGGCTGTATTGTTGGCTTGAGAACTCTGAGAACGCCGATCACAAGTTCATCGCACGTGGGATCAAGTTCGACCACGACGCGATTTTGCTGGACGAGGAAGGCGCTGCCACCCCCGAGAAGGGTGTGGGTATATTTGTCAACCGCGAGGGCTCACAAGAAGTCAGCGTCATCAATTCATCCCTCAATTGGGATGAAAACGGTCTAGACTGGGCGGGTCTGGACATACTCAACGAACTGAAAAATGCGGACCCCAAGACCGCATGGGAAAACATCACGCTGCAGCTAAAAGCTTTGTTCCACAAGGCTGCTGAAACCACTGAAACCACTGAAACTGGAGACTTAGATATGACTACCGAAAACCCAATCCTCAAGCAAATCCTTGACCAAATCAACACCGTGGCTGCGTCTGTTGCGACGCTGGCTACAACTGTTGGCGACCAGAACGTTACCACCAACGCGGCTTTGAAGACAGTCACCGACGATGTTACGACGCTTACCACCGCACATAACGCCGCTGCGGAATTGGGCAAAGCCGCTGAATTGAAAGTGCACTCAGACGCTGCCGCCAAAGTTGTGAAAGCTGGCCTCTTGCCTGCCGAAGCCGCTGCCGAGGCACCTATCGGAACGCTGAACGCTTTGATCAATACAATCAAAGACCCGAAGAAGGCCACCCCTTTGAACGCTTTCGGGGGCGCTAGCACGGACGATACCGACGAGTTCGCGAGCATGGACTTGAACGCGCACTTCGACGACAAAAAGACGGCCTAAGCCCCCGTCGCTAAACGGCTTAATAGGCCCCCCCTTCCAATTGGAGAAACACAATGGCTAATCGCATCTATCGCGGACCCCTCAACAAGCCCTTCACTTCGCGCAATTTGCCCGTAGCAGGGGCCTACCTTCCAGGTATTCTGGTCATCACGAGTGGCGCTGCTCTTACTATGGCCGTCGCTGCTGACATGACTAAGCGTTTGCTCGTTCTGGCGAATGTTGACTTTGCAGCCCAAGACGTTAACACGGCGTACACGAACGGCGACACGGGCATCGCAATTGAACTCAACCCGAATGACCAAGTTCAGTGCCGCTTCGCTGCGGGCACTTACGCCTATGGTGCCGCCCTTACCGTGGGTGCCCTTGGTCGGGTAATCGCCGCTGCCACGGGTGATACCATCATCGGTTATTACGATCAGACAGGTGCCACCCTCGCGGCTGGCGACCTTGGCGACGTGATCATTGCCAATGGCACAATCTCAGCTTAAATCGGCGGGGCCGCGTCTTTCGGCGTGGCCCTACTTCATACTGGCCTCAAATTAGGAGAGCAAACATGCTCCGTTTTACACCCACCCAGCAGGCGCTCCTGTTGAATAACCGCCGTGGATTCAACCAGCGCCAAGCGCATTTGAATTCTTCGGGCATTTCTATGCTTGGCAATGCCCTCCCTTTGCCCCGTGACGTTTGGGGCCAGTGGGACCGCGAAGGCGTCGAATTGCAGCGCCAATTGCTGACTGTTTTCAATGACCTCTCGGGCCTGTCGAAAGCCATCCCAATTGGTAAGCTGATGGCGCACTTCCAAACGATCAGTGATTCCAGTACGGTCAACGTTTCGTTGGACGGTCGTTCCAAGGCGAAGTCTGACCAGCCTACTTTCGAGTACTTTGGCACGCCAATCCCAATCGTCGACAGCACGTTCAGCTTTGGCTGGCGTCAGGTAGAGGCCGCACAAACAGAAGGCGTTGACCTCGAAAGCGCAGGCCGCACGAACGCCAACTTCAAGGTCCTCGAAAAGGCCGAGAGCCTCGTTCTGAATGGCGACGCGACGATTGTTTACAACGCTCAGCCGTTGTATGGTCTTCGTAATTACCCATTCCGCAACACACGCACCACAGGTGTTGCTCTGAATGGCGCAACTGGTCTGCAATGGGTCGCCGAAATCACTGCTACGCTTGGTTTGTTGCACGCGGACAACTTCAAGGTCCCTGCGGTCTTGTACCTGAACTGGGATGACTGGTTCTACGCGAGCAACACGGACTTCTCGGCGGCGTACCCGAACAAGACCATCGCCCAGCGCGTTATGGAAACGATGGGTATTGAGCGTATCCTTCCTTCTGACAGCATTGTGGCCAGTGAAATCATCGCTTTGGTTCGTGACCGCCGTGTCGTCGAAGTCCTGAATGCGATGCCTTTCAGCACTCGTGCACAATACCGCGCCAACCCAGAAGACGAATACGACTTCGTCGTTATGATGGCCGCTGCGTTGCAGATCAAGCACGACGCCGAGCAAAATTGCGGCCTTGCGCATTCCACCATCTAAACCCTGAAACCCGCCCCAAGGTAATATGCCTTGGGGCCACACGGAGATTGTTATGAAAATCAAAATCACAAACAAGGGCGTCTACGCCCCCGATCGGGACGGCAAAGAACAGCGCGTCCCAGTTGGCACGGTTATCGACCTCGGAAGCACAACCACCCTCCCGCAGAACGTTGTCAACAAATGCGTCATCATCGACACGATCCCCAAACCGGACGACGACGAAGCCGAAGACGCCCCCGCGAAAACGGCTGTTACTAACCCTAAGAAATAACCTGATTGGAGGCCCTCGTGTACGGAACAACTACAAATATGGTAGCTTACGCTACAGTGCGAGGTCTCACGGTGTTCGATGGAGCCTCAGCCGAAGTGTTGACGGCTGTTCTGACGAGGGCCTCCGATTACGTAAAGTACCGCTATGTAGCGTATTTTATTAGTGGGTATGACGACACCCTACCAATAGTGGAAGAAGCTGCTTATCTGGTGGCCATTGCGGGCATGCAGTCGGCTAGTTTCTTCGACGCTCAGTTCGTGCCTTCAAAGGCCAAGACCCTCGTGCAGGTGAGCAAAATCCGTTGGCAGCCCAATGTTTCGGAGTTGGGGAATCGGGGGCTAGGTTTCGACGGCCAGTTCAATACGTTGGCACTGGTCGAGGCCATGTTCGATCCGTACATCGTGAAAGCGAACGCCATTAAGGCAGGGTTCTGGGTCGTGGGAGGGCCCGCAGCATGAGCGCTGAGGAAATCCGTCGAGACGTCCAAGAGGGCCTGATTGAAGCCGCAATTGCCACGGGCACGGGCGAGCTCAATGCCACCTTGGTCAAGCCCGCTTCGCGTACGGGTCCGGTCAACAGGCCCGTTTTTGGTCCGTCAGAAGAATTCACTGTGACCTGCGTGATCACGGACAACGAAGAATTCGGACGGCCAAGCTTGGTCCCTATTGAGGGCCTCATGCTAATGATTGCAGCCTACGGGAAGAATTCCGCAGGCGCAGAAGTACTCATCGATATTACCACGTTGGACCGTATCCAAATGGGCGGGAAGACCTACACACCCCACGACGTGAACCGAGTGTCCAACGGGGGCTTGGTGCTCATGTGGGAAGTCATGACGAAAACGTAGATGGGAACCTTTGGTGTAGAATTGGGGCGCAACGTCGTTCGGGCTAAAAAAGCCTCGCATGCGGTCATTGCGCTGTCCATTGAACAGATGATCACTCTGGCACAGTTGCCTATTCATCAGGGCGGGCGCATGCCCATTCTTACAGGAGCCCTTCGGGCTTCGCTCCGTATTCAGTTGATGGGTAGTGGGGCCATGTTTCAAGGGCTTGGTGCGCAATACCCCGCAATGCGCGCAATGGCAAACAGAGACGTAGTTCGTATTAGGTGGATGGCCCGCTACGCGTCATTCCAAGAGAAAGGGTGGAAAGGTAACGTGGGCAAGCACTTTGCGTCTAATGCCACGGCCCAATTCCCGAGGTTGTTGCGCATAAACACGGAAAGGTTCAACCAAAATGGCCTCTGAAACGTTCGCCCAAGCCTGTGACACGCGCCTGCTCACGTTAGTGGGGCTGCCCATGGTTCGTTGGCCCGCAGACGAGATTTCACAAGTAGTACCACGTTTCGAGGTGGACTTCACGGAGTTTGATTCTGACCCTGTGTCCTTAGGCGGCACGCACAAAGAAATGTACTTGTACCAAATCACCATCGTGGTGGCACGCGGGTCGGGACAATGGTACGCGCTACAAATGGTCGACAAGATCAAGGCTTTGTTCCCCTACAACGATGTTATCACAGCGGGGCTTAAAGTTTCGGTTCGCCCTTCGGGGGGACCAACGCTAACCGATGACACTGAAATCGGAACTGTGGTGGGCATTCGCCTCCACTCATTCAACTAAGAGGATGCATCATGCTCACCCCAACAACGAAAACTATCCCTGACACTCCAACACCACCCAAGACCCGCCCGAATAAGGCCATGGTCACAACCCTCGAACTAATCTCAATCACGTCCCGCGACAATGCGCCTTTGGTAGTGTGCGGACGATGTGACGTGTCCAAGGGCGACAAAATTTCTGTGATTTTGCCCAACGATGTGACTTACGTCGGGACCGTTGCTACTGCCGAAGAACAGGGCGCGAACACAGCCGTTACTTTTGGAGGCACTTTCGAACCCGCCCCCAAGTAAACTTCCGATAAACCCCAATCCCCATAATGGAGAATACCATGTCTTTTGATACCGCAGCTGGTGCAGTCATTTCGTTTTCGGCAGCCCTCCCAGCAACCGTCGATGCAGCGGGCTACGTTGCCCTTACCTTCACAGCAGCTGTTGAAGTAACCGCCGTTGGCGAATTCGGGCGCATGTATGCCCTCGTCAAGCACCAGCCTTTGGCCACCCGTGGCGTTAAGAAGGCCAAGGGTTCTTTCGACGATGGCCAGATCAAGCCCACAATGGCCTTCGACAAAGCCGACGCAGGACAGCTCATTCTTGAGACTGCTGAACTGTCCGATTTGGCGATTTCTATCAAGATCATACTCGACGGTGGGGAAATCTTCTACATGCAGGGCCTCGTTATGGGCCTGAGCCGCAGCATTGGTGAAAGCGATTCTATCGTGATCATGACGCCAACTATCGAAGTGGTGTCGGATTCGATCGTAGAGGTCGCTGCCTAAGAAATCCAGAGGAATCTGGACGGGGCTCGGTGTTTTTCAGGTTGCGCTGAGCCCCACTATTACAGACCTGAGTTATCTGGAGAATTAACATGACTAACATCACCAAGCACGACGTTCGTAAATCAGCCACTGAGGGCGCGAATTTTTACCTTCGGGACCCCGTCACATTTAAAGTCATCGAGGTCGTCATCGACGCAGACGAGAACTCGGACTATTCCAAAACACCAACTTTCCGTATGCAAGGCATGGACAGCCCCGCGTATCGTCGGGCCGTGGCGCACCGTTCGGCTATGCGCCAGAACCGCCGCAAGCAGAAAGACGTTACGACAGGCACCGTGATCCTTGAGATTGCTGATGGCATGTACGACGATGAGTG